GACGTAACGACCCTTGTTATTAGCGGTTTATCCTTTAAGGATGAACCTGGACAACCTTTGCCTTAATGTAACCCTTGTGGGCTGCACCTCGGCAAACGGCAACTCAGGATGATTGGACTCATCCAAGAGAGCCATAGGTATGTCCTTAAGGTTTTCTAGGAAAAACTCGTAATGTTTACGAGCAAATCCTAACCTAAGGAATACAGACTTAACCTTCTCGTCGAAGGTTGAAACTTCCTCTTCGACCTGCGTTTTGCAAACGTAGGCCATTAGGTCGTTTGTGTAACATCCATAGTCAGCATAAAGCTGATCATGGACATGTGCACTTAGACCCGTGAGGGAGTCCAACACTCGTTCCTTGAAGCATAACTCCAAACCGGCTCGAATCATCAATTCCAGGTTACTACCTGGATATGACCAATTTAAGCCATAAGGATGTATGAAATCCGGGACGTGTGCAAACACGTTCAGAATCTCATTCTGCTTCTTGGAAAGAAGGAGTCCGATCCTCGGGCCTATGAAACGAGCAAGATCAAGGAAATTATCATCAGACACCTGTCTCCACTTCAATTGTGGATAAACATGGTCTGAAGTAATAACCTTCCCAGCAAACTCAGCAAGTTCACTGGAAACTAAGGTCTTGTCCGCTGCATAGGGGCATGCCATTGCATTGAGGAATGATGTATATTTCTCGAACAAAGATTTGTCCAAGATTACCACATCATCACCCAAAACAAAGAATTCATGATTGTACTTATGGCCCAAAAGGGTCAGTAGTACTAAACCATGAGTTAGTGTAAACGTAAAGAAGGAGGGATTAAACCCTAAGGGTTGTCCCCTCTTCCAAACGATATCACCTAGCTCAGAATGCCATACCGCACGGGAAATATCCCGAAACAGCGTGACATAAGAGTTATCTTTGTTATAGATCGTTTCCAAAACGACCTGTTGCAATTCAAACGGGAAGTAATCAGTTGCTGACGATAAGTCTACAGAGTAGACTACACGTTTACTTCTGAGAGCCTCCTGAATGATCGGCATTGCCTTACCTTGATCGTGGGTACAATCCCAATCAAGGGACCGCACAAGTTTACCCAAATCATTCTTAAGTGGCTGCGAAGCCACCTGGAATAATCGGTACGGAGAAGCAATACTCCGAAGCTTGTAACCGGGCTCCTGAAGGAAATGAACCTCACCACCCACTATGGGGCCATGCGAGATTTCATCTTCATGCACGGAATCGCTAAATCCGTGTATGTCGATACCCCTAAAAACATGAGAATAAATCTCATGCCATAGGGTTCTTACATGGTTCCACGTCGCATTATTGTCAGTAAGCATAAGCTCACTAAGCAATTTTTGCGATTGTGGGACGGATCCAAGATTTGCCGTCGGGGCTCTCTTATTAGGAGAACCTCTCCAGCTTATCAAGGATTGAGGATTTCCACGAATGGTTCGCCCATGGATTGTGGACTTCACCGTCCGTACCAACGAACGGATGAAGCTCTCCGGTATTGCTACCGGATTAGCGTTGACAGCTGTCAGGAATTTCTTCCTCTGAACCTCTGTTAACTTAACAGAAGTCCAGTGCGTATAAGCCATAAAGGCGTTAAGAACCTTCAAAAAGTTCTTATCGTTCAATAGGGCCCAGCGCAACAGACTACCAACAACGCCCTTGATCTCACCACGACGGTTCCTTGCTAAAGGAGTCGTAATAGGAGATTTCGAGCGTAACTGGATGAGTGTAAGTTTCAGCGATTTACATCGCCTAACCGTCCACTCCTCCCCGCTACACACAGTCCACTTAAGCAATAGATCCACAAATGGATTTATCGCATAAGTTGGGACACCAATAACTGAAAGTCGTAACGTCAATCCCGATCGTGAAGACTCCATTACTGAAGTTTTCATGACATTGGTCCTTTCTGGGATAAACCCATAAGGATTCGTGTCCGATCAAAGTGTTGACGAAACACTTTCGGGTTAGATGGACTCCCGAACTACCTTTAGTATGGGGGTGAAATCTAGGGTCATACTGGGCTCGTAGGCTGAAGAATTTCTTCTTTAGCGGTTTGAGCAGGTATCTTGGTATAATCCAATGCGTTACGCATGGATGTCGCTAGATACGCCATCAGTTGATTGAGTTTCTCGTTGTGCGCAATGTCCCGTTGGGGACGCACTTCACTCAGAGAGACTTCTATCTTCTGAAGTTGTATCAACGCTTCATTCAGTTGTGCCGCGCGGTATATACCTCGTATCACAGCTCGTTCTTGCTTGGAAAGGATTTCCTCGGCAAGCGAAGCTTGTACTATGGCCATTTGACTCACCTCCTTTCTGG